AGGTAAAATAGTTCCCACGGGTTGGCCATAAGCATTGCCAGTGGCAGCAAGTTCAGTAAAACCATTAGGAGGATTATCAACAGTTTGGACACCATAACCAAACACACCATCTGTAAGGCCAAGAGAGATTCCAGTACCAACAACAGGAGCTTGGTCACCGAGAGGAAGCATAATAGCATCTCCTTTTTGGGGCCAAGGGAGACAAGAAGTAAAATAATCATGACGCTTTCCGCGTCTTTCAATATCACCACCAGTATTTACATCAGGGCCATCACCGAGTTTAATCGCATTAACATCATCAAGAGATAAAGAATCTTGAAGGTTCTCGTCACGGAACCATTCATTCCAAATAAGCTTGTAAGCTCTATAATGAAAAGCATTAATAGGAACAGCATTCGGATTTGCAACAGAAAAGTCCACATTAAGTGGCAAACCAAAATAATCAGCTAAGGTTCCAGGTTGGAACCCAGTAACACCATTGGGAGGTTCTGACCTCCATTGAGGAGTCATATAATCAATAGAATCATCGGGATTATCCCTTTCTCCTTGAAATCTTTCCCAATTTTCCCAAAGAAGACGATTGGGAACAAAGAAAAAGAATGTGTCAAGGAACATATTATCCATCACAGGATCAAGCATAGTAGAGAGTCTTGCGAACATAGATAAACGAAGGTTTATTGTATCACCAGGAAGAACCTCATCAACATAAATAGGAATAAGAGAACCAGAATCGAAGGTCGTCTTATGAGTAAAATCACGTTTAAAAACAGAACGCTTCAAGTTCTGATTTCCAGGTACATGGGCGAAACGCCCTGCCGATGGCATTATTGACTTCATTTTATGGTCCTTTATAATTTGAACATTTTAAATTTATACAAACATGCTCCCCGAAGGGAACACGTCCTGGGATTTTTCTATAGTAGTATATCTTTTTTCTAAAACAACTACAACAGATTCTAACATTATCAGTCTTCGACTTCAACTTTAACAACATCCTCTTTATTAAAATAAAAAGTAACAGGAAGACCTTGAATAGCAATAATACTTCCTAACTCAAAATGCTCAAGTCCATCACCATTTGCATCAAGAATCATTTCTTCGGCAAAAAGCTCCAAATTGTAATAATGAGAATTTTTAAGATGAATTTTCAAAAACTCAACAGCTTCTTTTATTAATTCTTTTTTCACGGAATATTTAAACATCTTATCTCCTACATTTAATGTTCTTTTTTATTATAAACAGTTTTTTTTAGAAAGTCAACAACTTTCTTAATTTAGACACTTTTTTATAAAAAGGTGTCAGTGGGCACCATTACATCAAGAAGGACATGGTGCCCGGGAGGGAATTAACCCTCCTTTGTACCTCCTTCGGTAGACTCAGTTTTAGTTTCTTGAGCTTTTTGAGGCTCATCAGGTTTAGGCTCAATACCATCTGTAACAACAATACCAAGCGAACGAGCTTTCTCAAGATTATCAGGATTTGACATAAAGTCATAGAATTGACCTGGGTCATTGTTAAAATGTCTTCGAACAGCAGAAGGAACTTCCATAAACGCAGAACGAGCAGCAGCTACTTTATCATTCATTTCTTTGAATGAACCAACTTCACTAAAGTCACCGTACATAGGTTGACGAGGAGTTTGGCCACCAGGGTGGCCTGAACTCATTCCATGAGTTTTTTGAGCAGTCTCGACTAACTTGCGAATGTTAGTCGAATCCTTCATATTTTGCTGAGTCTTAGACGGATTTTTAAAATATTTTTTAGTCATTTGAATTCTCCTTCAAGTCAATTAAGTTTTCTAAAAAGACAGGCTTTCCTGTCTTATCAACGTGAACCTCTCCGGTCACTTCATCTACCATACACATTTTGTATATCGAATAATCCTCTGCGAACTGAACAAGCGGATTACTCGAGTTTTTCTCACGCATAAGCGTCTTTAAAGCTCTAAGAGCTTCCTCTGAATGCTTAAACGACATTGGGGTTTGGTAAACGCCAGTTTTATTGTCTCGAATTGAAAAAAGTTGATACATAATTTTATCCTTTCAAATCCTGCAATATTGCAGGTAGGATAATTGTACACTTATTTAAAAAGAATGCAAGGGTTTATTCGTAATTTCTTTTAAGACGATTAATTTGACGTCGCTTAAGAATTTCTTTAACCTCTAAACGTTTATAATCATCATCGAGCTTACTCGCTCTTTCGGCTCTACGAGCCTTTATAGCCTTAAATTTTTTAGGGTACTCAATATCATAGAGTTTATCATAATAACGGCTAGGACGGCACTTTACGTCACCCCTAACAATGACTTCGTCATGGGGGTAAACATCGCCTTTGTATTTTTCGTACCAATCCCTGGCTATGCCAGGTCTACGAGACATAGTTACAAACTCTGGCTCTCTCTCAAAGAGAATCTCACCAGTGTCGTAGTCAATAACACAGTCTTTCAGCTCGTCCGGAAGGCCGAGCTGCTTCTTCATAATATAACGAGCAGTATAAGCAGCAGATTCGAAGCTAACATCACCGATAACACAGTGACCGCGATTCCACAACCCTTGAAGCGTCTCAGAATTATATAAGCGATTGCCGTTGCGAACAGCATATAAAGTACGGTCATCGGAGAAAGCGTGACCAAATAATATAACATGGTAATGAGGTCGTCCGAGCTGGTCGCCGTACTCTCCACAAGCGAAGTATCGAACTTTTCCAATTTTTTTGCGTAAACGCTTGAAAAATTTTTGAAGGGCAGATTTATCAAGATTATTGTTATGAGGAAGGTTTTTATCATCATATGTTAGTGTTAAAAAGCAAGATTCCTCATGTAATTGATTTTCATGCATAATGCGAGAAGCCCAGATTCGGGACCTCTCAAGTCGACAACCGATACAACGAGAACAAGGAACCGTAAGTTCCATATCTGCATATCCAGCAACTTTTTTAAAAACAATAGGCCAAGAACCATTTTCATTTCTTCCAGACCTTGAACGCCAAGCTTTTATTGGGAAATAACATGTCATTCTACCGCGCTCTCGCTTGCTTCCGGCGAGATAACTTAGTTATCTCGTCCGGCTTAAAGGCGTAAGCCTCCGCGCATGACACGAGTTGAAGATGAATCAGATACATTTATCCTTTTAGTCTTAGTACCTCTCCTAAACATTTTTCTACTTGAACGTTTTTTCAAGGGTTTTCTGAATCGATTAGCCATACTAACGTCTCCTATTTAAATTTTTAGCTTCATTAACAAACTTAGACTTAACCTTGTTATAAGCACTTTTGATTTCATTAACTATAGTTTGGGCTTCCGGAGTTAATTTTTCTCCGGCCTCCCATAATTTTCTTTTCATACGAAGTTTAAAAAGCTCATGCTTAAGTCTTTCGACTTCTTTAATAACACGTTGTTTTTGCACTTTAGATAAGGCACTAGTTGCCTGTACGTTCTCAATATCAGCAAGCATTTTATCGGCCTCCAAAGGCAACATACCAGCCTTTCGTGCAATATCGTATTCAACACTACGTTTTTCAGCACGAGCTTTTTCTGCTTGCGCAGAATTTAAATCAGACTGAGAAACACCAGCAGCTATTTGAGCATCAACAAGCGGTTTAGCTTGTTTGAGCTTACTTGCCTCAACGGCAGCTCCAGGGGCTTCTTTGAAAGGATTTTCAGCCTTGAACATAGCACCCGTAGGAGTGGAGCTACCGCCAAGTTTAGCGGATAATATAGGATTAAGACCCGCAGCACGAAGGTCTTTTACTTGTCTTTGATGGGCTGTAGAACTCATGCGCTCTTGAAAGCGCATTTGTTGTTTAGCAGAAGCAATATTAGCTCTAGTAGAAAGAGCAGAGCCAAGGGCAGATATACCTGCCCCAGCTAAAATCGAAGCACTAACTGGTTCCATTAAATTACATCCTTTGTAAACCAGGTACACTATAAACTGGCATAACACGAGCGTGTTTAATATTAAAAAACGAATCGAATATCCAATGAGGTTCACTAGGAACAGCAACAACTCTATCCACAGGAGGATCATCAATAATAAAGTCCTCATTTAATGTGGGGTGGTTACCGAATTCTTCTGATAAATGCCAAGAATCAAGAGAGTCAACAGCAGAGGAGCGAAATTTACCAGTGATACGACTAGGGTTATAACGATACTCAGCCCATCGTTCTTGATAACCGAACACTTCATTATCAGTGGCACTACCATCACAGAATAATTCCGAATTATTCACCTCTTGCTCTCCAAGATGAGCAAGAACTGGGAGATAATAATCATATCTATCAAGCCTTTGGAACATACGTGGAACACCTTGTTGGTAAGTAAGGTCAGCTCTTGCCGACACCAAACCAATAATAACACCATGCTCAACAAACGATTTTGTAAAACCGTGGCCAGTATCGGCCACAGTACCCGTCGCAGTCAACCTACCTTGTTCAGAATTACCCGTCGATTCTGAAGTCTGAGCAATAGAATTTACAATAAGAGGAGCAGAGCCTCCACCAAGATACTCTGGCCGCTGAAGTCTAAAATCTGGAGAAATAACACCAAAATGATTTTTAATCATCTCAACATATCGAGTACCACCTCGAGCATCAAGTTCAAGTAATTGTTGTATAGCAAAAGCTTCTCGGAATTGATTAACAGTAGCAGAAAGCGCTTGAGATAAATCAGCAATAACGCCAGATTGAGAAGCATTAGGAGTTAAACCAAGATATGTATCATTAGTTGGTTGGCTTTGCATAGGTAAAATAGTTCCCACGGGTTGGCCATAAGCATTGCCAGTGGCAGCAAGTTCAGTAAAACCATTAGGAGGATTATCAACAGTTTGGACACCATAACC